TCGGCCTTCATGATGTCGGCTTCAATTGCGTTGATCTTTGATACTTCAGCAGCGTCAAGTCCGCGACCCTCAGCTTCGGCGAAGTCGATGACTTCACGAACCTGTGTAATTAGGGTGTTGCGGAGTTCGTGCTGAGATTTGATGAACTCAGACATTTAGTCTCCTTATTAGTTTTATAGGGATGCAGTGGCGTTGACGCTCAACTGGCTCTCGCAGGTGTTAACACGCATACGATGCTTCTAGTTTACATTAAGGGTGCATAAGGCTTTTGTGTCGTCGCTGCTAGACGCAAGAAACCCCTCGGGGAAGAAATGAAACCCGAGGGGAAGAATCTTGCAGCTTGGCGGGAGAGGTAATGAAAGGGGTTAAATTACCTTAGTTCTTCCGGCTTGGTTACACGAGACTCTTTTTTTAGCGCGGGAGTTGGAGCGCCATCCTGCACCTCGTTGTCATCACGAGGGGTCTTGTCTAGCTCGACGATAGCGGTTGCCCACTTTTCTACTAGTGAAGCTATTGCACCGCTTGAAGGGTTGCCTGCTAAGTCGAGAATTACTTTTTTGATTTGGTCTTTGGTAGCCATTAGATGCCTTTCAGTAGAAGCTCTAGCTTCTTCTTCTTGAGTTCAAGCATAGACAGGTCGCCAACTACTAGTGGCTCTGCCAGTGCTTCGGGTTCTGGCGACAGTGTGCTTATTACCCTACTAAGCATTTCCTGTTCGTCAGATGTGATGTTTAGTCCATCTTCAATTTTCACAAGTGCGTCTGCCAAAGCTTCAGCGTCAACATCTGCGCGCTCAGCTATTATTTCAAACTTGCGAACTGAAACAGTTCCAGCGGTTGCGGTGTAGGCAGGCCAAGCAACGATTGACACTTCGTGAAGAGATACTCGGTTTAGGGTTCTTTCTGATCCATTGCTTGACCAAGTGTCGCCGCCGGCTGGAACGCTAAAGCCAAAAGACATAGCGTCAACATCGCCACGCTTTAGAAGCTCGGCGACATCGCGCCCGCGTGTGGTGTTTGGCAGCATACCCTCAACTCTTAGCCCTCGGTCATCTTCAATTAGGTTTACCGTTCTGGCTCTTGTAGACCCAAGAATTTCGCCAGAATCGTGGTTCCAAAGAAACTTGATGTCGTTGCGCGACTTTAGTGAACGCTTGAAAGCTCCAGAGGCGATTGACTCCACGAATGGAAGTGGCTCTGAAGGTGAGTTAAATAGCGCGGCGTATCCGCTAAAGTGCATACCGTCTGATTCCTCGCGCACCTCAAACTCTGCTGGGTTGATGCGTTGCTCAATCTTTGTCAATGTATCGCCTTTCACTTTTTCTTCTTCTTCAATTCTACTTGTTCTGGCTTCACAGACTCCACAGCCACCGGTGCAATCTTGGCAGGGGTTGGTATCTGCTTGACCTGCGGCTTCAAGTCGCTTACTGGTATTCCTAAGCTGTTTGGTATCAGTGCCATTGTCTACCTGTTCTTTCATTAGTCCACGTTGTATGCGCTTGTCGGATCTTCGGGGTCAACTTGTGCGATGCCTTGGAGTTGTACCGTTGGCAGTCCGGTGTGAGCAATCGCAGGCAAGCCGAGAGATTCTAGAACTTCGGCAGGGTTATAACCTGAGCTGACTAGCTTCTGCGCCATTGTCACGCGCTTATCAGTCGCGTTTAGATCAGCGGCTTCTATGTTCACGTTTGCCAGTGGAACACGAACGGTGTCGGCGCTAGGGTCTTGAACTGGTTGCAAGTCCTCAAGTTTTCGTACGTCGTTGATTGTCAAGAAGCCAGACTGCAAGCCCGTGCTGTAGGCGCTCATTCGGGTGTTGATGTCGGCGCGTAGTAATCCGTCAAGGTTGAACTTAATAAAGGCTGTGTTGCCACCTGGAACGCGGCTAAGTAGCGGTGTGAACGCACTCTCTAGTTTCTGCACGATTGGCCGCAAGCAATACTTGACGAACATAAGCGAGTTCTGCTCCACCGATGCGTAAGTGTTTGTGCCTGGCAGGTTTAGGAAATTGCTAGGAACGTTGAACGCACGAGCGACATCTTCAACAGCCATACGGCGTGAGTCTAAGAATTGTGCTTTATCATTCTCTACGGAAGTTTGAATATACTTAGCGCCACCTGAAATGATGCCGGTCTTGTGAGCGCGACCCCAGCCCTTGTGCCTTGAGTCAAAGCCTTCTTGTAGGTTCTTGGCTTGCTCAGCGTTTAGGTTGCCTGGGAACTCAATAATGCCTGATGTCTGAGTGCCTGAACCAAAGAACTTCGCAGCGTAATTCTGGAGCGCAATAGCTAAGCCCCAGTTTTCTTTTAGTGCTTCCACGCGACTAACGCCTCGGATTTGACCTGGTCGAACTACGTCAGGAATGAAAATGACTTCATCACTTGACAGCATGTTGTCTTCGCCTTCAAGTTCGAACATAACTCGGCCCAAGCCGTTGCGGTGTATCTTCACCTTCTGAGGGTTTAGCACGTTTAGGTTTACAACTTCGCCAGCGTCGTTTGAGTAGACACGCACGAACGCATTGCCGTCAAGCAATAGCGAGACAATGACCGCGCCCCAAAAGGCTTCCTTGGTTGTGTCTACGTCTGGTCGTGACACCCATGCTGGTCGAGGTCTAAAAGCAAAGCGTGATCCATCGCGACGAATGAAAGTGTCAACTGGCAAAGAACTAATGCTGTCGCTAATTAGAGAGATTGCGCCATAGATTGCGTTTACTTGAAACGCTGATTCGCTGGTTACTTGAGTTGCAGACAGGCTTGCGCCCGTATCGAAGTCAGAGCCTGCGCCCCAAATTGACTGATAACTTAGCGCGCGTTTGCTAAATAGCCCGTCAAAGATTCCCAAATTCTACCGCCTATACAAATACTTGAGGCACTAATACTTCTTCTAGTCTACCGCTTGCCCTGTCATACGCCATCAGTAGCGCGATTGCTAAGTCTATCTTTAGCTTGGGGTTGCGGTAGTCCTTGGTTATTCTCGCGCCTCTTTGCGAGTCAACCTTTAGGATGCAGTTATCTAGGTGTCTACTTAGGGCTGCATCGCCGTCGTGCCTTATCTTTCCGTTCATGATTGCTTCGTAAAGTTTAGCTGTGGCAGGCACGGTTCTGCTTATTGTGTTCGGGTACTCAACAACTTGAAGTCCTGCTTCTGCCCACTGGTACATTTCGTCTTGCCACATTGCAGGGTCGCAGACTATCTCTCGACAGTTTGGGTTGGCAAAGAAGTATTCAATTATTGTTTTGCTTACTTCGTTCTTGTCAATAATCCAAGAGTCATCGTCTAGAACAAAATCCTTTTCCCAGCTTGCCACTCGGTAAACCCTAAAGACATCGCCCTCGGTGCGCGGCATTATTACTGCAATTACTGCGGTGCTGTCGTTCTTCCACGATCCGTCAAAGCCCAGAACGTATTCGTCAGTTGGCAATAGCTGGAACGATTCCTCTAAGCCTTCCCAAGCTCCGGTCGGTAGCCATGCGTTCTTGGCGTTGACCCACTGGTTAGTGCGCTTGATTTTGAACTCGGCTTCTGGTGTGCGCTTTACCGCTGACACAAAGTCCTCGGCTGAGCAGATGTCGTCGTAGCCTGGGTTTGCCAGCGCCCAAGTCTCAGGTCGCCGATGGTCGGCTTCGGGTGGAGCTTCCCAGCACGCCATAAAGAACGAGTCGTCGTCAATCTCTTTCGTTGCTATCTTCTTGCCGTAATTGTAAAGCTGATAAGCAATTGAATCGTTGCCGGTTGCGTCGGCGCGAGTCCCTGCGGTTGTGATGCCGATTAGCGTTGATTGCTTGCCGCGTGAACCCATAGCCAAAGACATAACATCCCAAAGCTCGCGATTAGGTTGTGCGTGAACTTCATCAAAGATTGTAGCGCTTGGGTTCAGTCCTTCCGCGCTGTAAGCCTCTGCCGCTAGAACTCGGTAAACGCTACCAAACTTAGGCAGCTCAATCGCGTCGCGGTAAACCTTAGTGATTGCACTCAGTTCTGGACTGGCTTCAACCATCCGTTTAGCGTCTGCGAAAACGATGC